TTACTGGGAAAAGGAGTAACTAAATGAGCATATCAGAATTTGTACAAATATTCCTCTCTATCTGCGGAGGAGTGTCTATTATTGGAGGAGCGGCAGCCGTAATCTTTAAATGGATTACACCGGCGTTTCGACTTAATAAACGAGTAGAGACACTGGAAGAACATGATAGACGAGACTATGAAAGCCTTCGGAGAATCGCAGAACGAGATTCATTAATTCTGGAAGTGTTGTCGACCATGTTGGACAGCCAGATCAGTGGGAATAACGTCGAGGAATTAAAAAAAACAAAACAGAAGCTTACAAATTATCTTGCACAGAATCAGCGTTAGCATTAGTAAGGGGTATGCTCATGAAATTATATGTGTTCACTAAGAAAGATATAGACAGATTCTTGATAGAGTGTAATTTTACACCGGACGAAGAAAGACTGTTCCGGCTGAGATGTAAGGAATATACGCTTGAATATTGTGCTGAGAAAATGAACGTGAGCATATCTACGGCGAAACGATTAAGCCGGAGGGTGAATAATAAAATAATTAAAGTATGCTGATACTTTTTGGACACTAATTAGAGCCAGAAACGACCTGTTTCGGGTTCTTTTTTTATGCAAAAATATAATCAGAAAGGCGGTGCATAAGATGGCATTATATAACAATCCTTATCAATACAGTTTTGGTGTTCCGGGACAGATGAATCAGTTTCAGCAGCAGCCTGTCCAGATGCCGGCTCAACCAGTACAGCAACCCCAGCAGAATAACAATGGCATCCTGTGGGTGTCTGGAGAAGTCGGCGCAAAATCTTATCTGGTAGCACCCGGAACAAGTGTTTTACTGATGGACAGTGAGAGCGAAAAGTTCTACATAAAATCCACGGACGTTTCCGGTATGCCACAGCCATTACGGACGTTTGAGTATCATGAAGTAGGCACTCAGATGCCACCTAAACAGCCTGTTCAGAACATGGACAGTAAATACGTCACCAGACAGGAATATGATGATTTAAAGGGCAAATACGAAGCTATCATAAACCGATTAAATTCTTTTTCTGAACCTGTTAGAGCTAATACCGTGCAGGAATCAGCGGTCAAGGGAGGAAACGCAGATGAGTAATCCATTATTCAACGCACTTGGTGGTGGAATGCCGCAGGGTAACGGTCCGATGCAAATGATACAGCAGTTTATGCAGTTCAAACAGAATTTTAAGGGAGACCCAAAGGAAGAAGTCCAGAAGATGCTACAGTCTGGAAAGATTTCCCAGCAGCAACTTAATCAGGTTCAGCAGATGGCAGGGCAGTTTCAAAATCTGCTGAAGAATATGAAATAGTACATTACAATCTGGCCAGATTGATGTAAATACACAATAAAGGAGATTATATTATGGATGGAAATTATAGCTTAGCAGATATTGCTGCTGCTACTGGAAACGGCAGAAATAATGACGGCATGTTTGGTGGAGATGGTAGCTGGTGGATTATTGTTTTATTCATTTTTGCTTTCTTCGGATGGGGAAACAACGGCTGGGGCAATAATGGCAATGGCGGCGGATATGCAGCCACAGCAGCTACTCAGGCAGACATTCAGAGAGGATTTGACAATTCCGCAGTAATCAGCAAACTTGACGGAATCAATAGTGGCCTGTGTGATGGATTCTATGCCATGAATAACGGTATGCTTACCGGTTTTAACGGAATCAATACAAACATCATGCAGACCGGCTTTGGAATCCAGCAGGCAATCAATGCTGATACTGTAGCAAACATGCAGAATACAAATGCTTTACAGGCTCAGCTTGCGAACTGTTGCTGCGAGACCCGGGAAGCTATCCAGGGCGTGAACTACAATATGGCACAGAACACCTGTGCATTGCAGAACACCATGAACAGTAACACAAGAGACATCATTGATAACCAGAATGCAAATGCGAGAGCCGTTTTAGATTATCTTTGCAATGAAAAGATTTCTAGTCTGCAGGCTGAGAATAATGATCTCAGACGTGCTGCATCTCAGGATCGCCAGAGTGCATTGCTCACAACTGCAATGGCTTCTCAGACACAGCAGCTCATTAATGCGATTAATCCGGCACCGATTCCAGCATATCAGGTTCCTAACCCGAACACATATTACGGATGTGGATGCAACACCGGATGCAATTGCTGATAACTTCATATCGAGAGTATCTTTCGATTGATTCGAATGTCGGCTTATGCCGTATTACACAGAGGGGCAGGCTGGGACCTGTCCTTTTGTGATATGAAAGGAGTATTTTTTTATGGCAGAATTTACGAATGTAGCTGCTCAGACTGTAGCAGCAAATGGAAACGTAGTATTTTCAAACACAGCAGTTAAAGGTTCTAACTGCATTCAGCACAGAGAGGGAAGCGGAATTATTACACTGAGAGGACTTACTAACCAGTGTAAAGCGAGATTCTTCGTGGATTTTTCTGGTAATATCGCAATTCCAACAGGCGGTACTGTCGGAGCTATTTCTCTGGCAATTGCAATCTCTGGTGAGCCGGTTCTTTCTTCCCAGATGATTTTCACACCGGCAGCAGTAAATCAGTACAATAATGTGTCCTCTGGCATCTATATTGATGTGCCTCGCGGATGCTGCGTTAATATCGCAGTAGAGAACACAAGCGATCAGGCTGTTTCTGTTGCGAACGCGAATATTGTCGTGACCAGAGAAGCGTAGGAGGTGTGATTATGAGAGACATTAAAGACTTATGTGCAAGAATCGAAGATGAGCTTTCCAAAATCGCTGATAATGGACTGACCACCGGAAATCTGGAAATGACATACAAACTGATTGATATGTACAAAGATATCAAGAATACGCAGTACTGGGATAAGAAAGTGGAGTATTACAACACTGTCCTTGATGAGATGCGTGGTGGATACAATGACGATTACAGCGAACGTGGAAGAAAGCGTGACAGTATGGGGAGATACAGCTCAAATGATGGCAGAATGATGCCGGATTACGACAGAGGCAGTTCTTATGCCAGACGTGGTGAACATTATGTCAGAGGACATTACAGCCGTTCTGACGGACGAGATGCCTACGATGACTATATGACGCAGAAACAGAGCTATCGTTCCGGTAAATCTGAGGACTGCAAAAGGAAGATGCTTGCCGCATTGGAAGAACATCTGGACGAACTCACAACAGAAATGAGCGATATGTCCAAGGACGCAGAGTGCCGGGAAGAACGCGACCTTGTCAAGAGATACGTGGAAAAACTCCGTGATATGCTCTAAAAATGCAAAAGTGGTAGAGAGGTAGTTGAAAGAAATCTGTTATAATGTAATTGTGCAGCAGGAAGCACAAATAAAACGGTTGTTTTTGATATTTTCGTTTTAATCTTCCTTTCTTTAATTTTTGTAGTTGGTGCGCACGCTTTAATGGAAAGTTAAACAGGTCCGAATCCTGTCGTGCGTATTTATCATCTGGCACGCAAGATGGCTCACTTCCTTGATTAAGGTTTTTGTTATTCATACTTTTCTTTTAAAAAAAGAAATAAATATCCGAAACAACTCGTGGCAGGCATGACACGTTAAACACCTTGCTAACCCGGGAATCCGGGTTATGTGGAATGTACGCTAGTGGAAAACTGACAGAGTCGCGCTCTGGTCTCCGGTTCGATTCCGGGCGTTCCGCTTTAATCCGCTTAGAGTTAAGCTGTTTGTATACAGGCGGTCTATGTCTCAGGTGGATTTACGCTATAGCGAAAAGGTGAAACTCAACTCAGTTTTTTAGCTGTCCGTTACAGGCGGTATGGAATGTAGCTCAGTGGTAGAGCAGTGGTCTTACAAGCTATGTGCAACAGGTTCGATTCCTGCCTTTCCGATTACCTTGCCAGTGGTCTAACTGGCTTAATCCATTTACCTGCGGCGGCAGGTCAATAAACACGACCAGGAGGATGTTATGCAGAAACTTATTGACACTTTAAAATCATTTGGAATCGAAATCCCGGAGGATAAACAGGCAGATGTAAAGAAAGCACTTTCTGAGAATTACAAGAACGCAAAGGAAGTAGCGAAAACTCTGTCAAAAGTTGAGGGAGAACGAGATAACTGGAAAGAACGTGCTGAGACAGCAGAAGAAATCTTAAAAGGTTTTGACGGTATCGACCCGGCAAATATTAAAAGCGAGTTAGAGACTTGGAAACAGAAAGCGGCAGATGCAGAGAAAGAATTCAATGCAAAAATCTACGACCGTGATTTCTCGGATGCTCTGAAAGCGGCACTCGATGACGTTAAGTTTTCCAGCGAAGCGGCAAAGAAATCAGTCATGGCAGACATCAAAGAAGCAGAATTAAAGCTGAAAGACGGCAAAATTCTCGGATTAAATGATCTGATTGAGCAGATGAAACAGTCTGATGCATCCGCTTTTGTGGACGAATCTCAGCAGCAGGCTCAGCAGAACCAGGCAAGATTTACCACTCACGTTGGACAGCAGCAGACACCGGGAAGTATGACCAAAAAAGATATCGAAGCGATCAAAGACCCGTCCGAGAGACAGGCTGCAATTGCTCAGAACATCCAGCTATTCCAGTGATTTTTTTTACACCGACTATACACCAGAGTATAGCCGCTAACCCAATACCTTAACAATTATGGGTAGAAAGGATTTTTTATGCCAGCAAAAACAAATCTTATTATGACTAATGATATCCAGGTCACAGCACGTGAGATTGACTTCGTTACCAGATTCGAAAGAAACTGGCAGCACTTACGTGACATTCTGGGCATTATGAGACCTATCAAAAAACAGCCGGGTGCTGTACTGAAATCTAAGTACGCAGAGGGTGCTTTACAGAGCGGAAAAGTGGCAGAGGGTGAGGAAATCCCTTACAGCAAATTCGTTGTAAAAGAAAAACCCTATGCGGAAATGACTATCGAGAAGTACGCAAAGGCTGTATCTATCGAAGCGATTAAGGATCACGGTTACGAGAACGCTGTTCAGATGACCGATGATGAATTCCTTTTCCAGCTTCAGACTGATGTTACCGGCAGATTCTATGACTATCTGAAAACCGGTACACTTACTTCCACAGAAACAACATTCCAGATGGCTCTGGCAATGGCTAAAGGCCGTGTAGAAAACAAATTCAAACAGATGCACAGAAATGTGACTGGCGTCGTTGGATTTGTGAACATTCTGGACGTATATGAATACCTTGGAGCAGCTGAGATTACTATTCAGAACCAGTTCGGATTCCAGTACATGAAAGATTTTATGGGATTCAATACCATCTTCCTGTTATCTGACAGCGAAATCCCGAGAGGACAGGTTATCGCTACCCCTGTTGAGAACATTGTACTTTACTATGTTGACCCGAACGAATCTGACTTCGCAAGAGCAGGACTTGTATACACCGTATCTGGCGAAACAAACCTGATCGGATTCCATACTCAGGGTAATTACCACACAGCAGTGTCCGAAGCATTCGCAGTTATGGGACTTACTCTTTTTGCGGAATACATTGACGCAATCGCAGTAATCACCATTGATGAGACACCAACACTTGGTACTCTGACAGTAACATCTGCAGCCGGGGGAACAAGTGGAAATACAAAAATTACCGTAAATCCAGCTAAAGAAAATGCCAACAATGTATATAAATACAAAGTTGCGACAGAAGCAGTAACTGTTGGATATGGACAGAACCTCAGAAACTGGACTACATGGGACGGAAAAGCTGATGTTAAGGCAACAACCGGACAGAAGATCACAGTGGTTGAGTGTGATGGAACATACAAGGCACTGAATGCCGGAAGTACAAGCGTAACAGCGAAATCATAAACGCGGGAGGTAACTGGCATGGCTTATGCAGATTATAAATTCTATACAGAATCATTCGGCAATGTCGTGTCAGAAACCGACTTTCCACGACTGGCAGAAAGAGCCAGTGATTTTGTGGACACAATGACGTTTGACAGACTGGTGGACGGACTGCCAACAAACGAACGCTCACAGAAGCGTATCAAAAAGGCGGTCTGTTCATTGGCTGAATTAATGTATCAGATTGAGCTTGCTGAAAAGAATGCTGCCAATGCCGCTGTGAGTGGTGCGTCAACCGCAATCGGGTCCGGTGGTAGCACTACAGGCATTGTGACATCTATATCCTCTGGTAGCGAATCCATCTCTTACGCAACGCCTCAGCAGAAAGCATCGGGTGCAAAGGAATGGAGTGCAGTATATGCCGCCGCCGGGGATGCGCAGAAAACGAACGACTTACTCTTAAAGACAGCTTTACCGCTTCTGATGGGAGTAAGGATGGATGATGGAATACCAATTTTATATGCAGGAGTGTAATTAATATGAATAAAGTAATGTGCTTTTTAACTGGCGGGCATAAATTCAAAAGTCCTGCCGAATCAAAATGTAATGACAAAGAAAAGACTTGCACCATTACGGAAACTTGCTGTAAATGCGGAAAACAGTTTTCATTTACAGGTACATACAAACAGTTTGGTATTCCAGATGTGAGGTGAAAATTATGGATATTTCAACATTAGGCTCATGTATAGCAATCGTTATGATTTGCTACATCGTAGGAATGGGCTGTAAAGCATCAAAAAGAATCTCTGATGAATGGATTCCAGTAATTATGGCGGTTATTGGTGGGATTCTTGGAGCTGTCGGAATGGGAGTTATCCCGGATTTCCCGGCATCGGACTATATCACGGCAGTTGCAGTTGGTATGTTTAACGGATTGTCGGCAACCGGTGTGAATCAGGTTATTAAGCAGACAGTGCAGAAAGAATAATTAAGGAGAGGATATCATGTATTCGTCTAAAATTACACTTTTCAACTATTACGAAAGTGCCACAACTGGAGATGCGTACTGGTATCCTCATGTTTTATCCGGTGTCGACCTCATTACCGACAAGGGAGCAATCCTCAAGAAGTACGGACCAGACGTGACTGACAACGCGCAGTTGCACATCCGCTATACCGTCCAGAATGGCGATATAACCATCACTGATAAAGACGGCAAGATTCTCCCCTATGTGCCGCAAAAAGAGTGGAAACATCAGATTAACAACGCTCTGGAAGACACTATTACATTCTCAGATGAGTCGTTCTTCTGGGAAGGTGAGTGGACTGGCGGAACGGTATCTGATGGTGATTATCGGAATGGATTCTACCAGTACATGAACGAGAACAAGGATAACGTGTTTAAGATTACCAGTGTAGGCGGTCCATATACACTGATTCCACATTTTGAGATTCTGGGTAAGTAATATGAGTAAAATTCACCATTTTAAAGGATTCTCCGTAGTTGATGGAGATATGAAAATCAAGCTGAATATGGATAGATTTTCCAGACAGTATCAAGAAGCTCAGTATCTCCTTGACGGAATGGTCATGGACAGTATGGTTCCGTTTATGCCGATGATTACAGGGGACTTTATCAACCGAACAAGAGTTGAGAGCACATCCTTGCAAGGAACTGGGGAAGTATGCGCGGCGGCAGCTCCTTATGGGCGTTTTCTGTACGAGGGAAAAGGAATGGTTGATGTAGCAACTGGAAGTCCCTACGCAAGACGTGGAGCGAAGAAAGTTCTTGTCAGTCAGTTTTCTGGTCAGACAGCCGCAAAGGAGAATCTTGAATACACCAAACAGGCTCACCCACGGGCACAGGCAAAGTGGTTTGATGCCGCTAAACGACAATACGGTAGCACATGGATTCGTAAAGTAAAAGCACAGGCAGGAGGTGGCAGACATGGCGGATAAGCCTATCGGAAAAGATGCAACTGGATACGAGATTCTGACAGATGCCATGAAAGCACTTCTGAACCAGTATCCGGGACTATACGAAAATGAAACAATCAAATTCGAGGAGCTCGGCAAAGAATCAGGAATTGCATTCTCAGCGGATAACGGGGCGTTGGTCTATTTAGAGGAAGAAGATATTTGTGGAACAATGCATCAGATATGCCAGTATCCATTTTATGTGGTATACCGAACAGCGTCCGAAAAGGAACGACAGAAGTTATCCGTTCAGAAGTTCCTTGACAATCTCGGTAAATGGATATGCCGGGAACCAGTTGTCATAAACGGCTCTGAGACACGCTTAAATGCGTTTCCAGAGCTTTCACAGGGGCGAGTGATAAAACGTATCACCCGTGATAATTCCTATGGTTTAGAGCCACAGGAGAGTGGCGTACAGGACTGGTTATTGCCATTATCGGTACGCTACGAAAATACTTACGAAGTAATATAACGTAACAACCGGCTATCAATTGGAGATAGTCGCTAACCTACACAGCCTTTTAAAGTTATAGGCAGAAAGGACATTTCTATGGCAGTTACAGGCAAAATTGACCGTAAATACATGGCTCATTATATCGATGCAGGTTCCCTCTGCGGAGGACTAACACCGAAATATGAGCGTCTTGGAAAGGATTTGGAAGAGTACAATGTAGAACTCAATCCAGATACTGAAACATCTAAAAACATTCTCGGAGAATCCACATTTAAGCATAACGGTTATGAAGTTTCTTCTGACGCGGATCCATTCTATGCAGACACTACTTCTGATCTGTTTACAGCATTACAGAAGATCGTAGATGGACGCCTCAAAGACGACAACCTTAAAACAAAAGCAGTTGAAGTTCATCTCTGGACAGAAGCCACGGCAGGTAAGTATGAAGCATATCAGCAGGATTGTTATGTTGTGCCGACTTCCTACGGCGGCGATACATCCGGATACCAGATTCCGTTTACCGTCAATTATACCGGCGAACGTGTAAAAGGAAAGTTTGATATCAGTTCCTGCACATTCACAGCTGACAGCGAATAATTTTTAGGAGGATATAGAAAATGGCAAAAACAATTAACGCAAACATTGATGATGGTTTTCTTCTTTTCACATTCACAAACAAACAGGGTGAAGTATTCTCTTCATTCAAGTTGAACCCTACTGACATTAACGTTGCGGCAAGAGCAGAAGAATTGGAAACTTTCTTTGAACAGGCTCAGGAATCTGTTAAAAATGTTTCTTCTAGTAAAGAGATGGCGAAGATTAATAAGCAGATTGAGGACAAAATCAATTATATGCTCGGATACGAAGCATCTAAGGATTTATTTAAAGAACCAATTACCGCAACAACTGTTTTTGGAAATGGTCAGGTGTTCGCCTATATCGTTCTTGATAAAATCAATGAAGCACTTACTCCAGAAATTGAAAAGAGAAAGAAAAAAATGCAGGAAGTAGTCAATAAATACACGGAGAAGTATACAAAATGACCGCCTATGAGTTACCCACCTCACTAAATATCAGTGGGGTGGATTTTTCTATCAGAACGGATTTTCGAGTAATTATTGATATTCTGGTCGCCATGAATGACCCAGAATTGGACGAACAGGCGAAAGCAGTTGTTATGTTGCAGATTCTATTTGAAGACTGGCAGAGCATACCCCCAGAGCATCTTACAGAAGCTTGTCAGAAAGCTTGTGAGTTTATTGACTGTGGTCAAGTTGATGATAGTCCGAATAAGCCCAAACCCCGTCTGATGGACTGGGAACAGGACGGAGACATGATTGTTCCGGCAGTAAACAAGGTTACTGGTAAAGAAATCAGAGCAGTGCCTTATATACACTGGTGGACATTCTTTGGATATTTCATGGAGTCTGGAGAGTGTCTTTTTAATACAGTGGTTGGAATTCGTTCAAAAAAGGCAAAGGGTGAAAAGCTCGATAAATGGGAAAAGAAATTCTATCAGGAAAATAAGAACATTATTGACATAAAAACACGTCTCAGCGACGAGGAGCAAGCTTATAAAGATAAGCTGAATGAGATGTTGAATCTCAAATAGTTAGGAGGTGGACACATGGCTGCTGATGGCTCAGTCATTATTGATACCAGAATGGACACATCAGGTGTGCAAAACGGCGTATCAGCAATCAGGCAGTCTTTTAACGGACTTGGCAGCGTAGTAAAAAAAATAGGCATACTGATTGGCGGAGCATTCGCAGTTGGCAAGTTAGCACAGTTCGGAAAAGAGTGTGTGGAGCTTGGTTCCGACCTCGCAGAAGTACAGAACGTGGTTGATGTTACATTTACAACCATGTCGGACAAGGTGAACGAATTTGCAAAGAATGCCATGACTTCAGCTGGACTGTCAGAGACAATGGCAAAAAGGTATGTTGGTACGTTCGGAGCAATGTCTAAGTCGTTCGGTTTCTCTGAAGCACAGGCTTACGACATGTCAACAGCTCTGACACAGCTGACTGGTGATGTGGCTTCGTTCTATAACATCAGTCAGGACTTGGCTTATATTAAGTTGAAATCAGTGTTTACAGGTGAAACGGAAACACTCAAGGACCTCGGTGTGGTAATGACCCAGTCGGCGCTTGACCAGTTCGCGCTGGCAAATGGCTATGGTAAAACCACATCCGCCATGACTGAACAGGAGAAAGTGGCTCTCCGCTTGGCTTTTGTACAGAAACAGTTGTCTGCCGCATCTGGTGATTTCATTCGAACATCTGACTCATGGGCGAACCAGGTCAGAGTGATGCAGTTACAGTTGCAATCTCTCAAGGCAACAGTCGGACAGGGATTAATCAATCTCTTCACTCCCGTTTTGAGAGTTATTAATATCTTGCTCGGTAAGTTAGCAACTCTGGCAAATGCCTTCAAGTCATTTACGGAATTAATCACTGGAAAGAAATCATCTGGCCAGACAGGCGCAAGTGGTGCAGGTCTTGTCGGAACAGATGCAATAGCTGATACGGCAGACCAATATGGAGATGCTGCCAACAATGCCGAAAAGCTGGCAGATGCGACAAATGATACAGCAGATGCAACTAAGAAAGCTACTAAGGCGGCAAAAGGATATCTTAGTCCTCTTGACGAAATAAATAATTACTCAACGGATAAAAGCACAGATTCATCGTCAAAAGTACCGGGCGCAACCGGCGGACTTGCAGATCAGATGAAAGATGCTGTACAAAATGTTGATTATGGAAAATTGGCAGAGGGTGAGACAGTTCTTGATAAAATGTCAAAACCGCTAAAAAAGATAATCGACAGATTTAAACAGTTGGCTAAGTTAATCGCAAAAGGATTCTGGGATGGATTAGGAGATTACGAACCAATTCTTGACGGAATAAAAAAGGATCTCGATTCCATATGGAAATCTTTAAAGGATATCTTTACTGATTCAGAAGTTACTAAAGCAGCAAATAATTTTCTTGATTCATTTGCATATGCAATTGGACAAGTTGCCGGTTCATTTGCCAGAATTGGATTGACAATTGCACAAAACATTATAGGCGGAATTGAAAAGTTTTTAAAGCAGAACACGCAAAGAATAAAGAACTATCTGATAGATATGTTCAATATCGGCTCTGAAATTTCGCAAATCGCAGGGAATCTTGCAGTCGCCTTTGCGGATGTTTTCTCAGTTTTTGGTGGAGAAACCGCACAGCAGATTACTGCGGATTTAATCGGAATCTTTGCTGAAATCGGAATGGTTCTTACAGAAACGGCTGCAAAACTTGGCAGAGATATCCTTAACATGATTGCGCAGCCTTTTATCGACAACAAGGACATTTTAAAGTCCGCAATCGAGGGTAGCCTCGGAGTAATAGAAACTGTAACAAGTGGGGTCTTAACAGTTGTTCAAAACCTTAGTGACGCAATATCGAGGTTATACGATGAACACGTAAAGCCGTTCTTTGATTCTATAGCAAATGGACTATCAAGCATATTTGGAACTCTGATAACTGGATATAACACGTACGTTCTTCCTATTTTTCAAGGACTAGCAGAACAAATCAAAGGGCTATTAGAGGGACCATTAGGGGACGCAATTTTAAAGATAGAGACTTTCCTCGGTAAACTTATTGATTCCCTGAAACTTCTGTGGGAATCGGTGTTAGTGCCTTTAATTAACTGGATAATTGCGAATTTGCTTCCAGTTATGGCGGAAGTAATTAACGTTGTAGGCACCGTAGCAATAAAAGTCATAAAATCATTAATTAAAATAATTGGTGATGTAGCAGACACTCTGAGCGGAATCATTGATTTCCTTGTAGGCGTTTTCACAGGAGACTGGGAACTGGCTTGGCAGGGAATAAAAGAGATTGCGGATGGAACATGGAATTTTATCAAAGATGTTGTGTCGGGTGCGTGGGAGATAATTAAAACCGTAACAAAAGGCGCGTTGAGCATAATAAAGAGCATCATCAGCACTGCTTGGAATGCGATTAAAGCATTGACTTCAACAATCTGGAACGCAATCAAAAAGACACTTTCTGGCCTTTGGAACTCTCTTAAATCCACAGCCAGCACAGTATTTAATGCAATTAAAACTAAAGTTGTAGGCGTATGGGACAGCGTAAAGAACAAGACATCCCGAACATGGGAAAACGTAGCTACGTTTGTGTCTAATAAAGTAGAAGCGATAAAAAACGCTATCACTAATAAGTTTAATGCCGCCAGAGATGCAGTCAGATCTGCATTTGAAGGCATTGTGGATTTTATTAAAGCTCCGATTAATCAGGCAATCAGTATTGTTAATAATGCAGTTGGAATGATTAATAATGCAATTGGTGGAATTGAATCTGCATTTTCCTTTGGGCCTTGGACTGTTCCAACACCGTTTGGTTCAAAGACTATTGGATTTCATGCAACATTTCCACGTATTGGAACTATTCCGTATCTGGCCAGTGGTGCAGTTATTCCGCCACGAAGCGAATTCCTTGCGGTATTAGGCGACCAGAAAAAAGGTAATAACTTGGAAGCACCGGAAAGCCTGTTGCGTCAGATCGTCCGGGAAGAGTCAGGAAAAGGACAGGGAGATGGAAACACTTACAATGTTACAGTCAATGCATCCGGCAGAAAACTGTTAGATATTATTATCAGTGAAGCTGAAATGAGAAGAAACCGGAATGGGAAGAACCCATTTGAGTTAGCGTAAGGAGAAGAATATGCCGCAGGAACAATTTGAAATAGACAACGTTGTTATAAGAGCACCGGATAGTTACAAACCGGTGTTCGCAACCACTTCTACGGAAGACTCTAAAAGAAGTCAGGATTTGATTATGCACAATACACCAATGGGAACAATTGGCGGGTATGACATGCAATGGGGCGAGCTTACATGGGCTGAAATAGCAACCATACTAAATACTGTACTTAACAAAAGTCAATTCACATTCCACCATAAAGACCCAACTGTTCCGGGAAGATGGATAGACAGAACATTCTACGCATCAAATTTCAACATGGCTGCGCAAACTCTGAAAGATGGGGAAGAAAAGTGGACGGATTTGTCTATCAATGTAAGGAGGATTGAGCCGATTTGATAAATGTATCTACTCAGTTGAAGAAAGAATCTCTTACAAACAGAAATTATTACGTGACAGCAAATGTTACATTGTCAAATGGTGCAACTCTTAAGCTAGGTAAAAAAGACTTTTACCTGTCTGGAAATAATCTTGTAGATTCAGCAGACTCCGGGGACTTTCCGGTGGGTGTAGCAATAGAAAAAACGGCAAGCTTATCATTGGTAAATGATGACGGACGCTTTGACGGATATAATTTTAACGCCGCAAGGTTTGTTATCTTTCTCAATGTGCAGTTATCCGACAGGATAGAAACTATAAAGAGAGGTACTTACATTGTGTCGAAAAAACCTGCAACGGCGAGCGAAATAAGTCTTTCTCTCTTAGATAAAATGCACAATGCTGATAAGACATATGATTCTAACCTGTCTTTTCCTTGTACAGTCAAGGAACTGCTCTCAGAATGCTGTCAGCAATGTGGAATCACTCTTGGAGATGCAATGTTTCCAAATGCGGACTTTCAGATTCAGAAAGCGCCATCTAATGCGACATACCGTACAGTAATCGGAATGTGTGCCGGGATAGCTGGTGGAAATGCAAGAATCGACGAAAATGACTTACTTAGGATTATTACGTTTGATAAGACATTTACCAATACGACTATTTACGATGGTGGAGCAGTAAAAAATTGGACAGGTGGCGATAATCTGGATGGCGGCACGCTTAAACCGTGGACGACAGGGACTGTAATTGATGGTGGTACGTTAAGTAATAATGATTATCACGCGTTATTTTCAATCCAGAATCTACAATATGACGTAGACGATGTTATTGTAACAGGCGTCAAATATGTAGAAGATGAAACCGAATATATGTCGGGTCAGGACGGCTATGTAATTACTATTGATAACCAGCTGCTGTCAGGAAATGCGCAGGCAGGCGTTGAAGCTATTGGAAAACAATTAATCGGTTTGCGAATGCGTCCTTTTTCATGTGATGGAATTGCCAACGGATACGCCACTTTCGGCGATTCAGTCGAATTTATCGACACTAAAAATCGTGTTTTTAGATCATTTGCAACTAATGTAGAATTTGTGTTCGGTGGCTCAACATCATGGAGCTGTAGTGCAAAGAGTGCCGAAGAAGATGTAAGTGAGTTTATTGGTGGTCAGCAAGCAGCGGTAGAGCAGTCAAAAAAAGATATAGAGAAGAAACTATCTGCCTATGACGTAAAGCTCAAACAAATGAACGAGCTTGCAGCGAACACGCTGGGTTTCTTCTATACAGAGGAAGTACAAGAAGATGGTTCCGTAATTACGTACCGGCATGATAAGCCTACACTTGCTGATTCTAAAGTAATTTATAAGACAAGTGCTGATGGATTCTTCTTGTCAGTAGACGGCGGTCAGACATGGAAAGCCGGCTTTGATAGTAATGGAGATGCCGTTCTGAATATTCTCTATGCCATCGGTATTCAATCAGAATGGATTAACACGAGAGGTTTTACAGCAAAAGACAATAATGGGAATACGACATTAAGAATAGATGCCGACACAGGCGCTGTCACATTAGAGGTTGAAAACTTTACACTGAAAAGTAGAACTATTGAACAGATCGCCAAGGATGTTGTGGATGGGGCAGTTCAAAATAATGTGACTATCCCGAACTATTATGGCACGTATGTACCAACATTGCAGAACTATCCGGCATCTGAGTGGAAAAGTGAAGAATATAAAAAACATGACGGCTCGATTTTCATGAACTTTTCTACGAGCCGGGTATATATGTTTTCTGGGACTGATGGCACTTGGCAGGAACTGGACGCTGAAAAAATTGTCAATTTTGAAAGAGTTTTTAACGCTTTAACGGATAACGGTAAGCAAGAGGGAATTTATATGCAGAACGGACATCTGTATATAAACGCTTCTTATATTAAATCAGGTCAGATTTCAGCTGATTTGATTAATCTGAAGAACATCAACGTTACAAACAGTTCTGGAACGTCAACATTTGCGATTGATAACTACGGAAATGTTACGCTCAGACCTAATACATTTGCGTTAACAAACGGTGATACAATATATAGCGTTGCGGAAGATAAAGCTTCGACAGCGTTATCGAATGCGAATCGTTATACAGACAATGCGCTTAGTGATCTCGATATAGGAAAGATGACTAAACAAGAGATTATTGATGTGCTAAGCGATAACAGCAAGAATAAAGGTCTGTATCTATCAAATGGCAATGTGTATATAAATGCCGATTATATTAACACAGGCGAATTAGCAGGATGGAAAGTTGAATACAAGGAACTCACAGCAGACGGTACGTACGGCAAAATAATATTAAATGCGTCGACTGGAGAAGTCTATTCAGAGACGAATACAGGAGTATATGTGCCGGGGTACGGGACGTTGTATGGAACACGAATTAGAGGAATCAATCTTTATACAGGAGCCGTACACGCAAGCTCAGCCTCGATTGGCGCTAGCGTTTCGGCGGACAGCGTTTCGGCATCAAAAAAAGTTAAAGCAGGCACGCACGTAGAAGCCAGTGGTCATTTCTATAGCATCGGAACGGGGACAGACCTTGCGGATTTAAGTGTCCGAGGGACAAAGAAGAGGATTTTTCCAACAAAAAACTATGGTACACAGGCGTTTTATTGCTACGAAATGGCATCCCCCATGTTTGGAGACATCGGAGAAGCATCCATATCAGAAGACGGCACATGTCTGATAGACATAGATGACATATTCCAAGAATCTACTAATGTAAGGATTGAATATTATGTGTTCTTGCAAAAGGAAGGAGATGGAGATTGTTGGGTAGACCAAAAAGAACAGACATATTTCACTGTAAAAGGTACTCCGGGGCTTAAATTTGCATTTGAAGTCAAAGCGCGTCAAGCTGACTATGAACACATGCGTTTTGCTGATGCAAGTGAAACAGCTTACGATAGGGCAATAGACACAGACATGCCAGAGCCAGACTACAGTAAAAGCCTTGAAATATCAGAACCCGATTACGAAAAAGAGCTTCTTAATAACAGGAAAAAAATTATTGACGAAATGGAGGAAATATCATGAAAAAAATTCTTACAAGTTTTATGAATCTCAGCACTGGAGAAGGAAGTCGCATTGCTTACACCTATTCAGAAGTAGACGAAAGCACAGGAAGTATCATCAGTCAGAATAATAAAGGTAATTTCCTTGTAATGGATGACAATGTACAGAAAAATCTTGATTCCGTAAAGGATTACATAAAAAATAATTTCCTTTCATAAGGAGGTAAGTCTAATATGGCCAATACATATACAATACAATTCCGGCGCGGTATGTACGCTGATTTTGATACATCGAAAATTCGTCCTGGAGAGCCCGTTGCGATTCTTGGCAATGACCCTTCTGTTCCATCTGGCAAAGCCTTATACATTGCATTTGCGGCTAATGATGTAAGACGATTGTGTTCCATTGAGGATATTTCAGAGATGGTCAATGCCGGAGAATTTGTTGGCCCGCAGGGTCCAAAAGGCGAAAAAGGAGATAAAGGAGAGAAAGGCGCAGAGGGTCCTGCTGGCCCGCAGGGTCCAAGGGGTGAAAAAGGAGATAAAGGTGATCCGGGAGAAAAGGGTGCGGATGGCACCGTAGCATTTGAATCGCTGACACCCGAGCAGAAAGAATCACTAAGGGGTATCTCTATCACAGCGGTCAGTATCGACACAGATGGAAATTTGACAATAACATTTTCAGATGGTGATAGTGAAAATGTTGGTAATATTATAGGGCCTCAAGGTCCGCAGGGACCACAAGGTGAAAAAGGAGATGTTGGTCCACAAGGTCCACAAGGCCCACAAGGAGAAAAGGGTGAACAAGGAAATGATGGAACATCTCTTAATATCCTTGGTACAAAAGAATCTGAGGCAGACCTCCCTTTAAGCGCAGAGAAGAACGATGCATATTTAATAGACGGAGAAATGTGGGTTTTCGACGGCGCGAATTGGAACAATGCTGGCAGGATTCAAGGGCCTCAAGGTCCGCAGGGACCAGTTGGTCCGCAAGGGCCAAAGGGCGACCCGGGACCGCAGGGCATAAAAGGAGACCCCGGAGAAAAAGGAGAGCAGGGAATACAGGGTCTAAAAGGCGATACTGGGCTGCAAGGTCCACAGGGACCAGTTGGTCCAAAAGGCGAGCAAGGCGATGCTGGCGTGCGAGGAATCACCTTTACTCCTGTTGTAGACAGCAGAGGAAATATAAGTTGGAGTAATGACGGGGGACTTGAAAACCCCCAGACAGTAAATATTACCGGACCGCAAGGCGATACGGGCGCAAAAGGAGATACTGGGCCGCGAGGAGAAAAGGGAGAGGCTGGGGATGCCGGGCCTAAAGGAGACAAGGGCACTACATTCGTCCCAAGTGTGGACACCGATGGAAATATAAGCTGGAGCAACACAGATGGAATCACCAATCCCGAAACAGTCAACATAAAAGGGCCAAAAGGAGACAGGGGAAGTGATGCGACTGTCCCGATTGCTACAACTGAAACTCTTGGCAAGGTTAAGCCCGACGGTAAGACAACATTCATAGACGAAGACGGAACACTCCACGCAAAAGGCGGAGGCGTGACCGTTACCCCTAAACCCGTAAACAACCCAACAATTGAAAATGCAAACACATCTGTCACAATTAAATGGCAAGACCCTGAAAACACGGTAATCAGTGGCTCAACATTTTCTACATGGGCTGGCACAAAACTTGTAATGAAAGAAACGGGCTATCCTGCAAATCCAGATGACGGAACGCTTGTGGTTGATAATACGGTTCGAGATAAATACAAAACCACAGGCTATACAGTCACAGGGTTAACAAGCGACAAACAATATTACTTCGTGCTGTTCCCATACAACACTGATGGCGTATACAACTACGATACAGGAAACAGACTTCTCGGTGAACCAGGGGAATTGAAGATTGTCACATTCGCTGACGGAACGGATGCTGAAATAGCAAGGATGATTAAAGCGCACTACGCAGGTAAAATCAATATTGGCGAATATTGGGCGGTTGGCGACAAGAGAACCATCCATCACAATACTATGGATGCAACAGGCGTGAGTGAGTCACACAAAGCAAATGATTATGCTTATGTGATCATCGGAATTGAACATGACGACTTGGTAACTGCTATCAATGGCAAGGCCAAAGCCGCTATTACAATTCAGACGGAACGCCTGCTGTATTTAGACACTACGACAGAATATAACAATTCTCTCGATGCATCTCATGAATGTGGTTATATGAATAGCTCAGATATGAATAGCGGCGGTTGGGAAGGTTGTGAAAGACGTACATGGTGTAATAATGTGTACAAGAAATGTTTACCTGCTTATGTCCAAAGCATGATGAAACAGGTTAAAAAGCTGACATCTGTGGGAGGTCAGAGTAGTACAATCAAGACTTCAAACGATTATGCGTTCTTACTATCTGAAATCGAAATTTTTGGTGACATTCCATATTCTTTTGGAGGTGAAGGAACACAGTATCAATACTTTAAGAATGCGACCGCAAACAGGTATAAAAGCCCACGAACTAGCAATTCTTATACGTCTGGGATTTGGTGGGAGCGTTCGCCTTGCCGCAGTGCCAATGAGTCCTTCTGTGTTGTGAATGCGACAGGGAATACGAACATCGCCGATGCCAGTCAAGAAAGGAGCCTCGCCCCTTGCTTATGTTTCTAAAATCCTAGTAAATTAATGAATTATTTATAGCTGAATGGCTAAGAACAGGAGGTGCATATGGATAAAAAGGAAATTGCAAATATTTATAAAGCAATTAATAGAGTTTCAAACAGACTGAATGAAATGTCTGAAAAACTTGACTTGGTGATGCAAATGCTTAATGCGGAATCTAATCGTAAAATTCTAATTAATGGTGATGGTATTGACGGTCTGGCTGAACTTGTATCAACGCATGATTCGGCACTTGATGAACTGGCTACTTTAGTTGCAGGCATTGGAGGTGGAAACAATGGTTAAATTTTTCGAAGAACGAGTAATCAATGGGCTGAAAAAATGGACAGATGTTCCTGAGCTGTGGAATGCAAAGGTGATTGAAAAGTTGAAAAAAGATGACTATGTGCTGAATGAGGATGGGACGGTAGAAAGAGCAGGTTCACTACAGTAAACGTTATGCACGCAGGAAAAATTTGAGAGGATTTTTGTATGACAAATAATCAAAAAGTAGTTCTCAGGAAAATTATTTATGCGGTCGAAACTGGCGAACAGGTTTACGGACAGCAGGATTATTCGGACTTCACGGAAGCCTACACCAATTCTTCTGAAGAACACGCAATCACAATCGGGGCGGGACAGTGGTACGGAATCGAAGCTAAAACACTTCTGGAACGAATTTACGATGCCGACCCGGAACAGTGGAAGAAGATAGACAAGGTCAGACTTTTGGAACAGGTCCAGACCGCAAACTGGGAATGTTTTAATATTTCCAGGGTATCACAGCTCGCAGACACTATAGTTGCTCTTATCTCGTCCGATTTAGGCGTTAAATGCCAAGATAGCCTTATGGATGAACAGTTATCCACCTATGCAGACGAAGCCCTTAAGCAGGGCGTTACAGACGCCAGAGCGCAAGCTATGTGCGTGAACTTTAGACACCAAGGCGGACAGGGAGCAGTAACGAGGATTTTAGCAAAGACTCAGAAGCCATATACGCTTGATAATCTCTATGCAGCCTGCCAGACGGACACAGGGAATCAGGTGGGAGCATATAAGGACAGACAGAGATTTGTTTATAATGCGTTGAAAACATATTTCCCGGAAAGTGAGGAGACAGACATGAAAGCAATTGATAAATTAATCCAGATCGCAAAGAATGAAACCGGATATCTTGAAAAGGCAAGCAATAGTCAGCTTGATAGTAAGACAGCAAATGTCGGAGAAAATAATTATACGAAATACTGGCGAGATATTAAACCGGATTATCAAAGGCAGCCATGGTGCGCTGCATTCGTGAGTTGGTGCTTCATGAAAGCATTCGGCTTAGACACAGCGAAGAAACTTTTGAAGCACTGGCCATACGTTTACTGTCCGACAATGGCGGATTTGTTTACCCTGAACAGCAATCCGAAGATTGGAGATATTGTTATTTTTTATCGAAATGGCACATTTACACATACCGGAATCGTAACAAAGGTATCAGGAGATCGATTCTGGACAGTCGAAGGAAACACTTCTGGTGGCTCTACAATTATCGCAAATGGTGGTGGCGTATGTCAGAAAAGTTACTACAACAGCAACCTTCCCGGAACAAAATTCTGTACTCCAAATTACAGTTTAGTTAAAAATACAACGTCAGTTTCAGACTCAGATACAACCAAAAAGCAGAACACCAGAGCCTATATTGCACAGATCAAAAAGGACACAAAATGCTATACAAAATCAAACAAAAACAGCCCGTCAAAGCTGTTTCCAAAACTGAAAAAAGGTGCAGTTGTAGAGGTGATGAAGTACACAGAAACTGACAGTTCAGGGCTGAAATGGTATTTTATCCGCATCCCGCATCCGGCAGAAGGGTTTGTTTTTGAATTTGTTCCAAAAGGAGCATTCACCAGAATCACAGAAATTTCTAAATGATTTTCCCGGGGAATTACCCCGGGAGTTTTATCTTTAAACATATTTTGTATCATTTCGGAAGTTTTAGACTGTTATCGTTAGTCACACGTTAGTCACAAATAAAAATATTGTTTCCTAATATAATAGTGCCAAAAACACTGTATTTATGGGCATTTGCGCAATTTTCTAAATTCTATTTGTTGGTCACAATTAATAAAATTAGAATAATGAAAATGAAATGAAGGAAATCCTTGCAAAATCGCTGAAAACGTTGATTTTAATAGGGTTTCCGGCATTTCGATAATGATATTTCGGTTGTTTTAGAAAGATTAAAATGGGTTCCGTTAGTCACAGTTAGTCACAAATGGAACTTTTATCTTTTCTATTTCTGTCCGGAGTTCTTCCAGTGTTCTGTGGCCGTACACAGCGTTTGTAACATCTCCACCAAAAGAGTGGCCGAGCATTCGCTTTCGGTCATTCTCCCGGACACCGTATTTTTCACACAGCGCAGAAAAGGTATGTCGACAATCGTGCGGCGTGTGTTTCGGATTTCCGACTATTCCCAAACGTTCCAGTGTAGGATAGAACAACGCTTTTCTATGGTGTTGCTGAGTATATACACATAGTTTTCCATCTTGTGCCAGCACTTTCTGTTCAGCAAAATGGTATATGGCAGGATGTATCGGAACAATTCTGTTTTTACCGGCTTTTGTTTTGATTCCACCTTGAAAGTATTTCTCTTCCAAGTTGGTCGTAAGTTTTAACACTTCACCAATTCTCCAACCAGAATAGCACATAATAAGAATGAGCTGTACTTCTGGATCATCGGTATTATTCCACAGTACCTGCATCTCCTGATCAGAAAATGGCGTTCCATGTTCGGCGTCATTATCAGCATTGACATGGACGTATAACGCCTTGTTTTCCGTTACGATTTCTGAGTAGACTGCATATTTATACATCTGCTTAAACAGAGTCAAAATAGCCATCTGGCTTTGCTTTTTCAACTTGCAATCATCAATAACCTTTTGCATATCAGGAGCCTTTAAATCTTCGAATATGCGATTGTGCAGAACAGTACAGTTTGTATAAGCTGTCCGATATGCTTCCTTTGAACTGTATGACAGCTTCGTCCCCTCTGGGAACTTCCACGCATAAAATTGCTTATATACATCTGAGAACGTCAATTTCTTGATTTCCGGGTGCTTATCCTCTACGCCCTTGATTGTATTGTAGTCGGCAATTAAGCGGTTCACAAGGGCATCTATGTCCATTGTAGGAGACACCTCGAGTGTTCGCTCCATGCCGGGCTGATACGTGCCGGCTTTGTATGCTGTCAGAACAGTGAAGCCTTTTATCCAGTCATCTACGTAACAGATCGCAGGTGGGCGTTTTAGTTTGCCAGCAGCGTCCGGTGTAGCTGGTGGATGCACTGCAAAGCAGTTTCTCCGGTTCTTGCCAAGATACCGGATAGAGCCGAAGTTATTCGGCAGTTTTGGATATTTCTTTCTTTTCTTCGCCATTTTTATTCCTCTTTTCTTTATGTAGCTGTTTTTAGGTATAAAAATAACAGTCGAACAAATTTTCTGTCTTGTTCGACTGCTCCGAAGATGATACAATATGTTTGCCAGAATATTACATTTCTTCGGAGATGTATAAACGCCGTCTCGGTACGCCAATACCGGGCGGTTTTTTATTTAATTATGTGATTTCCAATTTACTCTCATTACAATTCCTACAATCCAATAAATTCCACCAGTGAAGATTCCTAAGATAAAAATCCAAAACCAACTTAAATACCATGGCATTTTCCGCTTTATATACGGTGTACCTGAACTCGCCGCTGAGGACGCAGAGGAAGATGCGGAATTGTTAATGATGATATCTCTATTATTAGAAGTCAATTGCTCTACTTGTTTTCCACACTTAGGACACACTACACAGTCGTCGTCAATAAGTTCTCCGCAGTGCTTACAATATTTTTTCTTTTCATTCATGATAAACACCCTCCTGATATGTTTTCGCCACACTTCGCACTTTTTATGCGGATTATGTATTTTGTACCGCTGATTTTGCAATATTATGTAAAGTACGGTTATTCGTGGTATTTTTATTTTATCATTTTAAGAGCATATTGTAAAGATTTAGAACGAAATAGAGTGATTTAGATGAATAAGAAATGTTTTAAGTATTTTGTACTTCTCTTGCTGATCTATAAGGTATTTAGTCTTGTATATACCCCACAAAAGATAATTTCCAACAATAATCAGAAAGATATGCAGATAGTTCATTTGTACACGGTATATCAGGACAATTCCGCCCAGAAGTGTCCACATACAAACAACGGCGGTGGAAAAGTTTGCGATCTCGCATTTTCCCTCTGTGAAAGCATAATTTTCTTTGAGATTGCAAAGTTTGTGTATGAAATAACAAAAGTCCATGTGTATATTTGGCAGTTGCCAAGAGTCGGGATAGGTGGTATAATGACAAAAACGAACTAATGTTCGGTTCTATTTCCCACAGCCGGACATATACTGTAGTGTAAGTGGTAGTTGCGACAGGGAGGGCTATTTATGGATTATAAAAAAGAGATTATTGAGATGATAGAAAATACTGAGAATGAGGGTAAATTGAAATTTATCTATATGGTTCTTATTAAGTACCTGAAATCAAAGAAGCAAGGGGATTAACCCTTGCTCTTTTTGTTTAGCGATGAAACTATTTGTTTTATTGCTTTCTTATCTTCTTTATCGAGCGTCCTATATTCCTCGATAAAATCTAAGATGTCAGGTTCCGACATAAGGTTTCCAATTATAACTGCATAATCGTCATCGCTTTTAGAACCCATGAGATATGTTGGTGTTACTTCCAAAGCGCCACATAGAAGCTCAATGGTGTCCATATCTGGTTTGCACTTATCTTTTTCCCAGTCACTAATTGAATTATGCTTTGCATTGATTTTTTCTGCAAGTTGCTTCTGAGTCAGCTTCTTTGCCGTTCTGGCTTGCTTGATTTTCTCGCCAAATGTCATTATCGGTTCCTCCTTTCATGATTAATAATAATATAGAAATTTCGAACTGTCAATAAAATAATTTCGATTTTCTCGAAATTTCTTCTTGACATTCGGATATTTCGAAGTTATACTGTAATTGTTCGATGAGAACGAAATTCAAACAGAAAGGAGAAATGAAAATGTGCGTTGGTAAAAAAATTAAGTCATACCTTGAGAACAACGGCATAACACAGACATTTGTCGCCAACAAAACTGGCATTCCTGTTCAGAAACTCAATCTTTCTCTCAATGGAAATCGCAGATTAGATTTCGATGAATACGAATTAATTTGCGGGGCGTTATCTGTTGGGACTGACAAGTTTCTTGAACCGAAAATTCCAGAGCAGAAAGGAGTATAAATGGACGCATTACAATTTAATAAAGCCGTCAGCCAGCACTGCAAAGAATCTGATGGAGACTGTTGCAAATGTGACCTACGGCTTTACTGTTACCTATCGCCAAGTGAGCGACCAGATGAGTTAGTGAGCCTGGTTATTGATTTTTTTGCATAACCACATTGAAAACCATGGTCATTATACCCATCACAGTGCGGCTTCATTTCCGTGTATTGATGATATGGACATGAGCACCGCAGTAGGCGGCGACTGTTACCAGAAACCTCATACTCTTCATAAACAGTCACATGTTAGTGAATCTTGTGGCAATGATACAGTCGTGTAAATTGTTTCAACCATATAATTCCCCTTTCGTTATACTCGGCATGTCGGTGTCTGTAAATGCATTATAGGTAGAGGGGAAAGGAAATACAATAGGTTGAATAAAAATCGTATTAAGAGATAAAAGCAAAGTAAGGAGGTAAAAAATATGAAACGCCATCCGATTATGGAATATGTGATTCCAGCAATTGTAGCAAGTGTGACAACAGTTTTAATCCGTTTAGTGCTAGGGTGGTAAGAATTGAAGCAATAATGAAAGGAGTAAATATATGAGCGAAGTTGATGCTTACATCAAGGAAAATACAAGGAGGAAAACCAATCAATGAAAAAAAATTCGAACTGACAGCAGAGTCAAAAATCAACATCTTTGGAAAGAAGCTTTTCCGTATCAAGGTGCTTATATCATTTGGAGATGTAGAAGAGGGAGAAACTGGTGGGTGGATTGAGAAAGAGGAAAACCTTGAACAGTCCTCCGGCGATGCATGGGTCTACGGCAATGCAGAGGTCTACGGCGATGCAAGGGTCTCCGGCGATGCATGGGTCTACGGCGATGCAAGGGTCTACGGCGATGCAAGGGTCTACGGCGATGCAAGGGTCTCCGGCGATGCAGACTATACAACCATTCATGGTTTCGGCACTCAGTTCCGTACAACTACATTCTTTCAGTGCGAAGATAAGCAGATCAGAGTATCTTGCGGTTGTTTCTTAGGAACAATTCCAGAGTTCCGCGAACAGGTAAAAAATACCAGAGAGGGCAAAATTGCGGAAGAGTACCTTATGATTGCCGACCTGATGGAAAAGCATTTTGTAAAAGAAAAAGAAAGTGGTGAATAATTATGACCCCAGAAGAAGTAAACCTTTACGTCAAAGAAAATGCAGAAGTTCATCAGTTCGCTGCAGAGGTTGCAAGAATCATATCAGGCATTCCACAGATGCCGGAATTCTCGTCAGAAATTCTGACCGTAGCCGACGCGAGCCAATTGATCGGACTTCCTGTTACAGCAATCCGGGCAGGGATTGTGTACGGATGGTTGCCGATTGGCGTGGCTGTGCAGAATAACAAGCCAGCAAAAAGTCTTTCCGGTGGACGAATCACATACATCATAAGCCCTAGGAAAGTCTATGAAGTAACTGGTCATGTCTGGAAAGGCAAAGAGGCTCTCAATAAGTGAGTGCCCCGGAGGGAGATGACGCCTCCACCCCGGAGCTTTGCACCACTAAAACGCCTTAGTGGATAGATACATTATAGTTCTCTATCTGCTAATTGTAAAGACAAATAAGAAAAAATAAGGAGAAATTAGCTAGATATGAGTGAAATTAAAAACGAAAATCAGCCGACATGGGCTGACATCGAAGTAGCACTTGCGACTGAAATTGTCGAAGAAAGCAAGAAAAAGTCAAAAAGATGGTTCACGGCATGGATTGTGACGGCCGCCGCACTGGTAGCGAGCAACCTTGCGTGGATTGCAGGAGAAATGAAATAAAATGAAAGAGTATATGCTGATCGCCGTCTGCATGCTCGCCGGGAAATATGTGGATATACCTATCTGGCTAAACATCTTTTTTGGTATCTCGGCAGCATGGGCGGTGCGCCAGATGAAAGCAGACTGGCAATAGGAAATAAGGAGGATAAGAAGATGTTCGAGAAAGAGATTGATGAAATTTACGAACTCTGTAAAAGAATCGTGAACGAAGTTCCGGCAGCAAATATCACCTTTGATTTTTCGGGCTACGGTTTGGAAGTAAGAGGGGTTAAAAGGAAAGAAGATGTTCTCCTTCCCAAAGACAAATTTAAATGGGATTTATATCAGAATGTATCTTTTAATCCATTTTCTGAGAAAGAAAGTCGTGAAAAGCTCAATAAAATCAAAGCATTCTTGTTGGAACTTCTGATAGATGGGAAGTGTCCAAATGAGTAAGCAGATAGCAATTATGAAACTTCTTCCCAGTCTGGAGATAGCAGGATGTATTAATGAACTGCTTAGAGAGCTTCAATCCAGAGGTGATTACATTCTGGACTATGAAAACTGTGACATGTCTTTGGACCATGTGGAGTACCATAAAGCCGAAGATATTGATGGAGAGAAGTCCGGGGATGTTTCAGACAACCTATACTGCTTTTTCAAGGCGGTGTGAACATGGACGAGAGGATTAATGAGGTCCTGAGACTGATTGATATACAGCTTGCCACAGTCCCGGATAACCCCATTGAAGAATCATATAAGGCAAGAACATTGGCGAGCTACGTACAGGCTCTAAATGGGCTTTTAACGGCTCAGAAATCGTATAAGGAGGAAACGAATGAGTGAATTTGAAATCCGTATTCCGGCAAGAAAGAAACAACTGGTAACCGGAAAAGACAATCAGGTTGTAAAGGTTTCATCAGACGCATACAACGCACTGGTCGAAATCTATAACGAATCAACCTTATCAATGAAAGATATTGCAAGTTTGCTGATTATCGAGGGCAGTAAACATGTAGTTTATGACAAGGAGGAATAGCAATGGCAACACCCGTATTAATTATTGGAAAATCTGGTTCTGGCAAGAGCACCAGTCTTAGAAACTGCCAGAATGAACATTGGAATCTTATTAGAGTATTGAATAAACCGCTTCCGTTTAAAGGAAAGATTGACGGATGGTTTACAGATGATTACCAACAGGTAATGAAGTGTCTGATCGCATCAAAAGCGGAGTCAATTGTGATTGATGATGCAGGATATCTTATTACGAATCATTTCATGAAGGGACACGCTTCTGCCGGAAAAGGCAATGCAGTGTTCGCTCTGTACAATGATATTGGAGACTATTTCTGGAATCTTATCCAGTTCATTGTAACAAAAGTACCGCAGAATAAAATTGTTTACCTTATGATGCATGAGGAAAAAGATGACTCCGGGGAAGTAAAGCCTAAGACAATTGGTAAGCTTCTGGACGAAAAAGTTTGCATCGAGGGCATGTTTACCATCGTTCTTCGATGCATCGAAGAGAGTGGAAAGCACTTATTTGTCACTCAGTCCAGTCAGGGAGCGGTAAGTAAGTCCCCGATCGGGATGTTTGACAGTTTAACTATTGATAACGACCTTGCAGAAGTTGACAAGGTTATCAGAGATTATTATGAATTAGGAGGAACAGACAATGCAGAAACCAAATAATTACGATACTACACAGGCAGCAGGAGAATTTGAACCGATTGCTCTTGGCGGGCACAAAATGGTAATTAAGCAGGTATCAGAGAAAAAAACACAGGGTGGACTTGATATGCTCGTTATCTTGTTTGATTTTGCAGAAGGAGACGAACAGGCGGGGTACTTTATGAAGCAGTTTGAAAATGATATCCGTCCAGACAAGAAATATCCGAATGCCGGCACTAACTATATGATTATTGATGAAAACGTTGATTATGGCGTTCGCAATCTCAAGACTTTTATTACTTGCGTGGAAAAATCCAACCCTGGATTTGCAGTTAAATGGGGTGACAATTTCGGGCAGCAGTTCAAGAGTAAACTGATCGGCGGTGTCTTTGGGGTTGAAAAAGACTGGTACGATAATAGAGAAATTAATCGTCACAAGCTTGCCCGATTCCGCAGTATTGAAGGAATAAATGATGCTGATATTCCAAAAGAGCGTACTACAAAGGCCTATGATGATCATCTAAGGGAAGAAACTATCATGGGGGCGAGTCCAGCAGGAACTGATTTTATGAGTATTCCGGATAGTGTACAGGAAGAGCTCCCATTCAATTAAAAGGATGTGTTTTTAATGGTTATACAGACAGACACAAGAGAACATAAAAAGGAATGGGAACGGATTCAAAAGCAGTTTGACAGTCTTGGAGTACAGTATTTCCGATCGAAGTTATACTGCGGAGATTATCAGTCGTTAGACAACGCAAAACTCTGTATTGACCGTAAAAAGGATTTACAAGAGCTTTGTGGAAATGTCTGCCAGCAACACGAAAGATTCAAGGCAGAACTTATCAGGGCACGTGAAGCCGGTATTCAGCTGATTATCCTATGTGAACATGGACCAGATATTAAATCAGTTGGCGATGTGTATTTTTGGGAGAACCCAAGGAAACACAAAGTTATCTGGAGGACGATAAACGGCAAAAAAGTAAAGACTGTAATCTCTGACAAGGCTGTTGATGGCTGCCAGTTGTATAAATCTCTCTGCACAATCAGAGATAGATACGGAGTCCGATTTGAATTCTGCACGAAAGAAGAAACTGGGTGGCGGATCGTGGAGCTGCTGTCATGACTAAGGGAGAAATCAAACAGTCAGTAAAAATGCCAGAAATTCTCTCCAGGTACGGGCTAAGGCCGAATAGAGCAGGATTTATATGTTGCCCTTTTCACAAGGAAAAGTCAGCATCCTGCAAAATCTACGATGATTCCTTTTACTGTTTCGGCTGTGGAACTGGCGGTGATGTGTTTGATTTTGTGATGCAATACGAATCCGTCCCTTTTAGTACGGCGTTTATTGAGCTGGGTGGCACTTATATATCAAAAAAAGGTAAAAGCCGCAACCAGATCAGACATGAAATGCGAGATATTAAATCAAAAAAACACAACCCTGTTCAGGATCCTAATGAGATTGAGCAGGTAGAAAAGAACATACTTATGTACGAAACAGCACTAAAAACGTTCCCTCCTGATTCAGAAGAGTGGTATATGTGCCAGTTTAATCTTGAGAAAGAAAAAAGCAGATACGAAATGTTATCAGCTAAGTCAGGAGGTGAGAAAAATTCTTGAAAATATTGAAAACTTACAGGCACAAGACTTTATGGAAAAGCAGTTGTATGAAGAGCTTTTTTCAGTAAAAAGTAAAATTGACCGCTCAGAAATCAAGTTTAAGCTGATGGACCGGGCAAAAAGTGTGAAAGCGAAGCATATAGCAGGAGAGTTCATAAAGGAATTCCAGAAAGCAGAACAGGAAAAGGAAAAAGAAGAAAAAGTAAATCGTTCTATGCAGTTAGTTGAAAACATCACAAACTTTTATCCTGATTCTGTTGATAAGGAATATCCTAACATGGCTTGTGGTAGCTGGATAGCTACAGAGAACGGAATATTTTCCTCTGAAACATCTAAGGCAAGAGAACTTGTATGTCACCACCCGATCATGCCGATACGTCGTCTAAAAAACATCGAGACAGGAGAGGAACAGATCACGGTGGCTTTTAAAAGGGATGGATATTGGACAGAAATAACTGTTCCAAAAATTGACATTGTGACTTCCAGGGCAATAACTAATCTTGCAAGGTTCGGGGTGCAGGTCAACTCAGAGAATGCAAGGCTTCTCGTAAAGTATCTGGCGGATGTTGAAATGTACAATGCCGATATGATCGACATACAGCACTCTACAAGCAAACTGGGGTGGCATGGTAATACATTTGTACCTTACGACCTTTCAATCGTTTTTGATGGCGAATACCGCTTTAAAACACTATTCCAGAGTATACAGGAAAGTGGAGACTACTTCAAGTGGGTGACTCTGGCCAAACAGTTACGGTCGTGCGGACGATTAGAACCACGAATAGCACTGGCGGCATCTTTTGCAAGTGTGCTTGTGCAACCACTTGACGCGCTGCCATTCATTGTGGATTTCTACGGACAGACGGGCGGCGGCAAGACAGTAACGATCAACATAGCTGCATCTATCTGGGGAAACCCGTCGCCAGGATCCTACGTTGGGAATTTCCGGTCAACAGATACATCATTGGAGACAAGGGCAGATATGCTCAATAACTTTCCGATGATTCTGGACGACTCGAAGAATGCTTCTCAGTATATCCGGGATAACTACGAAACATTGATTTACAATCTCTGTTCTGGCAAAGGAAAAGCACGTTCAAATAAGGACCTCGGAGCAGCTAAGGAAAATACATGGAGTAATGTGACTATTTGCAACGGTGAGAACCCTATTTCGGAATTTGCAGATTCCGGCGGAGCTATCAACAGAATTATTGAAATTGAATGTTGTGAGGATATTTACGAGAATCCAGCAGAGATTAACGGCATTGTCGTGAAGAACTACGGCTTTGCTGGAAGAGTGTTCGTTGGAAATCTCAAACAGTTCACATCGGATGATCTGAAAGAAATGAAAGCCGAAATTGAGAAAGGTTTTGACGGATATGACTTTCCAGCAAAGCAGGTAATGGCAATATCTACACTTCTGCTGGCTGACAAATTAGCTACAGATTTCATATTTAAGGATGGACGTGAGCTGACGGTCGAGGACGTTGTAGACATACCTACACGCAAGAAAGATGTATCAGAAGGTCAGAGATGCTATGAATTCATTCTTGAAAGTCTCTCAGTGTACGGACAGCACTTTGATGCGCAATTTAGCTGTGATCAGTGGGGATTCAAGGAAACGCCAGATGAATATGGAGATGTATATGTATATTTTTATCCGAAACCTCTTGAAAACCTTTTGAAGAACAATGGATTCTCCAGAAAAGCCTTTTCGGCCTGGGCGATTAATCGAGAGTTAATCAAGCACACAGGAAAAAGAGATACGGTACTAAAAAGAGACGGTGGAAGTGTAATGAGGCTTATTGCGGTAAAGATTGTTGATATAAAAAGTCTTGAAAACGAGCAAGAAAATGAGGTTATTGAAACTGGTTTTCTGCCAGCTGATGCCGAAACAAATGTTCCGTTTTCGTAATTTGTAACCATGTAACCGTTGTAACACGAAAAAAAACATCCTATAGGAGAAAGTTTGAGAGTGTATAAAAAACATATACTCTAGTGATTCTCCTATATAAAAACCTTGGTTACATTGGTTACACGGTTACACACCTCTGAAGCCCACATAAAATAAGGGTTTGTGGCGTAACCAGTGGATTAAAAAAGCCGGTTACACACGGGTTACAAAATTAAAAAGTATATGCAATTAGATTTATTATAACAAAATTAACTGAATATTGCAAAAATATTCAGTTAACATAATTATTACAAGGAGTGGTTACAAAATGAAAAAAGACGATCTCAATAAAAAGCAAAGATATGCATTAGATACAATGCTGTCTGGCAGTAATGTTTTTCTGACAGGTGACGCAGGAACAGGCAAGACAACGGTTATCCAAACGTTCATCGATGAGGCGGAAAAAGCTGGTAAAAATATTCTGGTATCCGCCACTACTGGAATTGCAGCGGATAATATCGGATATGGGGCAACTACCGTACACCGAGCATTGAATATTTCAATTAAATTTGAGGACTATAAGAAAAAGGTGAAATCCAGAGCTGAACTTCTGAAAGAAGCAGATGTTCTTATCATTGATGAAATCAGCATGTGCCGGTTCGATTTGTTCAATATGATTGCAAAGACGATCATCACGGAGAATGAAGAGAGAGCAGTTGACAGACTTCTGATCGGAGAGGACAAAGAAGACATTCAGTTAATCGTGATAGGTGATTTCTACCAGCTTCCGCCAGTTATTACGACAGACGATCGAAAAATTCTCTGTCGGATGTATGGATCTGATTATGGAAAGGGTGGAAAGTATGAACATGGATATGCTTTCATGTCTGAATACTGGAAAGAAATGGGATTTGAATATATCAAACTTGATGAGGTATGCAGGCAGAATGATGAGGGATTTAAGTATGTGCTGAATGATATTAAATATGGCAACAATATTAGAAAATCCATTGCATATCTGGAGAACAACGAATCAGACAAAGTTATACCGGAAGCGCCGTTCTTGGTTGGCACTAATGCAGAAGCTGACAGAATTAACAATACTTTCCTTGGCAAGTTGGATAAAAAGACCGAAAAAGTGTTTCATGCAGCAGTTGACGGCGAGCTAACATCTGCCGATATTAAGAACATTGCATTTGCCAGAGAGGACTTAATTCTTAACATCGGTGCAAAAGTGATGATTACAGTCAATGATTTGTCTGGAAACTACGTTAATGGAACGATTGGCATCATTCAGAAAATTGTGGAAAACGGAGAATTTGAAGAATCTTATCTGGTTATCAAAACTGATAAGGGCAAAACAGTTAGCTTATATAGATACAATAAAGACATTGAGAAACAGGTTATTGAGGAATCCGAACAAGAAAAGGATGGTCGGAAGATCGTGAAAGAGAAGATTGTCCGTAAGAAAGTAGGCTCTTTCTCTCAGTTCCCGGTAAAACTTGCCTGGGCAATCAGCATTCATAAATCACAGGGACAGACATTTGAAAAAATCAACATTGACCCTTGCTGTTGGGATCCTGGACAGTTCTATGTGGCTGTTTCCCGGGCTAAATCAGCTAACGGCATACATTTTATCAGACCGATAAAACAGAGCTATATAAAGGCGTTTAGCAAGGATAACGAGCGACTTCTTGAACAGAGTTTTGAGGTAGAAGAAGGTGCGTAAGTATGAGAGTGACGCATGAGCAGATACCGAACACCATAAAGTTTTTACAGATTGACTTTCCGGCACTGGTCCTCCAGACTGCCGGAATTGAGGCAAAAGATGAATACTGGCAGCAGGTAGTTGAACAGATCCATGTTGTATCTGAAAAATATAACAAAAATGGATTTGTAGATCACATGCTTGTTGCTTATTCGAATTATCTTTCCAAGATGTTTAATAAGGCAAAAGAATTGGAAAAGGAGAATCAAAATGCCGTACAACACAAAGAATAGATACGAACAGGGACAGGCTCTCAGGAAAGAAATTTATATGTATATCGTCAGTTATATTAAACTGGTTGGATATGCACCGTCGATTACAGAGATTTCTGAAAGGGTGGATGCCGGGAGAGCTACGGTCTGGAAGCATATCAATAATCTGGTTGATGATGGTTTGCTCAAGACGAACCACCCCAGTACCGACAGAGCATATACTCCGGTTGGGTACGGAACAAGAAAGATAGGCAAGGAGATAAAATGAAACTTTATGACATTGTTGCAGCAGACGGTGAATTTATAGAGTCCTTGACGCAAAGAGAAATCATGAATAAATTCGGACTTACAAAATGCAGATTCCGTACATTCTTGGATAACAGTTATCTGATTGATGGTAAATATTGGATAGATGACTCCGCCGAAGATATGCAGGTGACTAGAAACGGATGTCGGAAGATGTTAAAACAGTTTGATGCTTTAACAGAAAACATAAGGAGGGTTGTTGGATGGGAAGCCTAAAAATCAAGCAGAAAAAGAAAGCATTCATTCCATATACAAATAAACAATCTCATATGTTCGCACAGTCTATCCAGAACTGCCAGAAAGAGTTAAAAGAGATGGAGTTAAAAGCCTTTGATGATGGGTTCGAGGATGGAAAGAATTGGTCTGACGTGCTGAATTTTGTGATTTTGTTCTATGTAATGCACGAATTACATGGATGGGGATGGAAACGTTACATGAAGTCCGTAAAAAGAATTAATAACTACATCAATGATATCAATTCTGGAAAAACATCATTGTCTGAAATGGTTGATGATTTGGAAAAGAAGCATCACATTCAGATTTGTGATGATTATAAGGAGCTGATTGAGAGATATGGAGCGTAAAGCTGCACCGATGATTTATATACAGAATAACGGACAGGTAGCATTTGGGTAAATGAAAGTAGGACGAGAAATGAATATTAAGTTAAAAGAAATCAGCAGAGACGATTTAAAGGTAGGAGATACCGTCGGAATTGCCAGAACGGTGAATTGCGGGTGGTTATCGACGTTCCGACATAGAAAAATTATTCCGGTTAAGATTACAAGAATCACTCCAAAAAGAACCAAGATCGAAACAGATATATATGAAGAACATGGAAAAGGCGAAAAGTTTTACGAATACGATGAAAATGCCAGAAAAGAAAATGAACTTCTGGCTGAAGCTATTGGAAAAGTACTTATGAACAAAATGGTCTTTCAGATGCCAGAGGATAGCGAGGTGGAAGCATGATTACATTCTTATTAGGATTCACCCTTGGAACTATATTTGGAGTGGTTAGTCTTGTATGTGTGGCGATCATGTACGACAAACACCATCCAGACGAATAGAAAGGAGAACGGTATGCTGACAAGGAATAAAAAGCTGAAAGACTACGGTATTCCGGCAGAGGATATTGAAAAACTGAATACGATGTTGAAAGACTTCCCAGCAGAGTACGGATACCTGCTTTCCGGTGCCGCCTTGTCAGCTTGCCCAAAAAACACGGTGATAGCGGATATGGTTATCGAGAATATCTTACACCGGAAAAGCTACAGAAAAATCAGCAAAGAAAGATATATCTCGATGGACCCGAAAGACTTTTACGGATACAGGCGCAAGACCGTCGCTGTACTGTATGAGAGAATGAGGTTATCGGGAGTGTGGGAGGAATAAAAATGGCTGAAAATCCGAATTACGATCCCGACTACTGCTATGAATGTAGCGGGTATGGAGATAATTACTACGAAGACGAAGACGGAGAACTGGTTTATAGGTGTCCAGAATGTCCGTTTAGCGAATTTTGGGAGGATAAATAAATGAAATTAATTGATTTGATAGCAGCAATTGGCGGTGATCCTGAAAGTGAAGATAAAATTCAGATATGCCACCCGGGAAGAAACTGGGATAATTACGATACATTCAATGCCGGTTCGAAGCTGCTGAAACCATTTTACGACTTGAAAGTAAGCTGCCTTTCAGCGATAGAAACAGATGTGATTAGAGTTGACTTGGATTTTAATGAGAAAGGATGATAGGAATGCGTTTAATTGATGCAGACAAAATAATTGATTCTCTTGGAGGTTCGGATATGGATTTTGCAATAGGTGCAGTTATTGACGAGCAGCCGACAGTTTTTGACGTGGATAAGGTTGTTGAGCAATTGGAACAATTAAAAATGAGATACTTCTTAACAATTGCAAACACGGGAGATGCCGATAAAGATTGTGCTTATAAAAACATTGCAAATACAATTGATAGAGCAATCGAAATTATAAAAGGCGGTGGAGTTGAATGAGAGAAATTCTTTTCAAGGCAAAGAGAGTCAAAAATGGAGAATGGATAGAAGGGAGCCTCATAGATTTGGATATTGACAGCGGATATTGCTATATCGTTCCGCCGTATAAACAAGCGAGTACATTGCCAATCGGCTTTTTGATAACAGACGGAATGAAATTAGTTATTCCAGAAACCCTCTGCCAGTTCACAAGACTTTGCGACAAGAATGGGAAGAAAATTTGGGAAAATGACATTCTGATGGCACACTTGGACGAATCCTACCCAGAGGATGCGACATATGAAACTGTTGAATGGGGTGTTGCCGGATGGGTAGCGCACGAAACTGGTAGCACGGATAGAGAATATATTGATAAGTTTGATCTTGAACATTATGAAGTAGTTGGAAATATTTTCGACAATCCAGAATTATTACAGGAGGAATCAGATGAGTAAATCAGCGTTAGTGATGAATACACCAGAGAATTGCTATGATTGCCCGTTCGGAACTGCATACTGCGGCGAACTTGAATATGAGGGTTTGTGTGAATTAGCTGACTGTTTAGACTGCGATGAAATTCTTATAACAGAAGAACATTATGATTGTGAAAATAAATCAAAACCTGTTTGGTGTCCATTGAAGCTGTTACCAGAGAAGAAAAGTACAACTGCACCCGTGAGCAATTACGAAGTGCAGAAAAACTTATTTGCCGACGGTTGGAATGCCTGCTTGAGAGAAATTACAAAAACAAGCGATGAAAATGAGCGATAAAAAGCAAGCGATAAGAGGTGAAGTAGATGGAGAGATTAACAGAAAGAGAAAGAAATGTTGATGGTACAGGAGTTGCAAAAGAAGAAATTACGGATGGATTATTAAAACCGTTTGCGGATAAAATTCTTACGAAACTTGCTGTTTATGAAGACTTAGAAGAACAGGGATTGCTTGTGAGATTGCCGTGTAAGGTTGGGGATATGGTATGGGATAACGATTTTGGATATCCGGAATCGTATGAAATAAAAGCATTTTCATATGGATATTGTGACAGCTATGTAGAACCAGGTATAGGAATAGAAGATGAAATTATATTTTATTACGAAAACTATACCCATTCAATATCAATAACAGGAGCTTTTCCAATGAGTGAAATTGGTAAAACCGTATTCCTCACCCGTGAAGAAGCTGAGAAGAAGCTGGAGGAGATGCGCAATGAATGACTTCGGAGAAAAAGTTGTCGCACTTTTAAATAAAAATAATATGGCGCAAAAAGAGCTTGCCGACAGAGTTGGCATCACAGAAGTATCCATGTCACGATATATCCGTGGACACAGGACTCCTAAAGGAACAGTCATTTCAAATATTGCAAATGCGTTGCACACAACAACCGACTATCTTTTAGGACTAGAAGCAAAAGGAAATGAGCCATACCGTATGGACCAGAACATTATCTTAAAAAGTATCGTCTATTACGGGAAAGAAATTCAGAGTACTGTCTGTATGGAAAAATGCGCGGAGCTGATACAAGCAGTCAGCAAGATGATTCGGGGATCAGGCGAGCTTTCAGATGATGATTACGACCACTTAGCTGAGGAGATTGCAGATGTGTTGATCTGTGTTGAAATGCTTAAACAGATTTACGATATTGAAAATTTGCGTGTTAAGCATTGGATTGAACGAAAACAGAAAAGAATACTTAACAGAATGGAGAAATAGACATGGACGATAAAATATGCAAAACTTGTATTGAAAACGACAACGGGCTGTGTGACCGCAAAGGCATCCTGATAGAGGAAGACGATAGCTGTGAAAATCACACAAAAAGCTGGATGGACTCTTTAATGGAGAAATTCATCCGAAAATCAATGTGGTAAGGGCGGAAATGTTCTTGCCAGACGGGATATTTATTCGAAATTAGCAAATTTGAGAGGAGTGATAACTATGTCAGACAAACTTACGCCAGACATAACACCAAACCTTGCTATATCAGCATACCACGTACTACAGCAATATTGCACTGGACAGCCAGCGGATTGCAAAGGTTGCGGATTCTACGAATACTGTCCAGAATGTTTTCAAGGCATACCATGTGACTGGAGCTTGAATGAAGAAGGTGAAATAAATGAAGCTGAGAAAGGCAACACTGATTGACTACGGAGTGCCGCCGGACGATATACCGACATTACAAAGCCACTTGCGGAATCTTAGCGAAAGCGATAAATACAATCTGTTACAGGTATCTATCAAATACGCACCCGGTATTGAATCGCAAATCTATGACAGCATCGTGAACAGTATCGGCTATCGGACAATGGAGAAGATCAGGACGGTTCCTGTATCAGAGACTGACTTCTACGGCTACAAACGCAAGGTCATTGCGGAATATTATCATTTAGCTAAGCTGATTGGCAGGCTTTAAAAAACTTAAAATTTTATAAAAGTGGTAGAGAGCTAAGTCTCCCCAGTGTGGTATTATATTTGTATATAACTGCTATACTGGGGACTTTTTTGAATTCAGAAAGGATATGATTGGATGTTGATAGGATGGCAAATGAGAAAAATTTAATACCGAATTCTGAACGAACTCCGAGTGAGCTCCGAGAAATAACAAAAAAAGGCGGTATTAAGTCGGGACAAGCACGCCGTCAAAAAAAGACCCTTTCTGAATTAGCAAAAATGATAGCTGAGAATCCTGCCCCGACCACTGCGAAAAAGAAGCTCACAAAGATGGGAATATCTGATGAGGATGCAAATAACAATGCCTGCATTGTAGCTGCCGTATACGATAAAGCTATTAAAGGAAATATGCAGGCAGTAGACAAATGGGAACAGTTGGTAGCTGTATCAAAATCAGACGAAAGCAAATATGAACTTCCTGCCAGAGTGCTTGGCAAGGCATTCGTGGATATTAACCGACAGATTAAGCCTAATATCGAATATGTATTCGAGGGCGGTCGAGGCGGTCTGAAATCTTCTTATGTGGCTTTTAAAATTGTTGAGCTTATCAAGAATAATCCTCAGATGCACGCCTGCATTACAAGACAGGTGGCCGGTACTCTGAAAGATTCCGTATATGCCAATATGAAGTGGGCTATAAACGAACTTGGGCTGATGGAAGAATTTGAATGCAAGGTGTCGCCGCTTGAGATCAAGTATATTAAGACAGGACAGACAATATACTTCCGTGGTCTGGACGATGAAACTAAGCTAAAATCCATTAAGCCAGAGTTTGGCTACATCGGAATTCTCTGGAAAGAGGAAAAAGATCAGATGAAAGGCGATGCACAGGAGCGATCCGTTAATCAGTCAGTGCTTCGTGGTGGTGACGAGTCCTATGATTTTTCATCGTATAACCCACCAAAATCAAAATCAAACTGGGTAAACAGGATTAAGCTCATGCCTAACCCGAAAAGAGTTATTCATCATTCGAGCTATCTGGAAGCCCCGGCGGAGTGGCTTGGACAGAAGTTTATTGACGATGCAGCACATCTGAAAGAAATCAATCCAGAAGCCTATGAGCATGAATACCTGGGCGTCCCAAATGGTGACGGCGGGAACGTATTTGAATATCTGGAGATTAGAGATATTACAGATGAAGAGATCAGCCGCATGGATAAAATATTTCAGGGGTGTGACTGGGGATTTTTCCCTGACCCGTATGCTTTTATTCGTTTGTATTACAATCATAACACTGAAAAGATATATATCATTGATGAAATTTACGAAAATAAATGGAGCAATAGGAAATCAGCAGACGAGATTCTAAAAAGAAAATATGATGATTATACTATTACTTGCGATTCTGCGGAACCTAAATCAATCAATGATTATAGAGATTTTGGACTTCCGGCAAGGGGCGCGATAAAAGGGCCTGGAAGTGTGGAATATTCTATGAAATGGCTTCAGACAAGGACTATCGTTATTGACCCTAAGAGAACGCCTAATGCTTATAAAGAGTTTTCGGAATACGAATATGAAAGAGACAAAGACGGAAACGTTATAAGCGGATATCCTGATGAGAACAACCATTTAGTCGATGCCTGTAGGTATGCAACAGAATCATTGTGGAGGAGAAGAGGAAGCGATGCGTAATGAATATAGTAAAGAAAACATATTTAAATGTTTGGAAATTCTGGACAAATTCCAGTTCTTCCAAGGACAAAGAGCTGGAAGAGAATTATGGAATGATAAACCGACAGAGATACAGGACGAAGATATAAAGAATTTCAATAAAGACATAGAATTTATCAGAAATGTGCTGAAATCAGCTAATTCAGGTGATTAAATGGGACTTATAACAACACTAAAAAGGTGGTTTAACATGATTTTCAAAAAACAAGCCGAAGAGGATTTTAATATCCAAGCAGCAGAATTCCCAGAGATGGAATCGTTGATTAACCGGTGTGCGAACATCTATAGGGGCGTGCCGGAATGGTTAGATGATAAGAATAATATCAAGACGATTAATTTTGCTAAATCTGTCTGTTCAGAGACAGCCCGACTTGCAACGCTGGCGATCGGCATTCAGATAGATGGCTCCGCAAGGGCTACGTGGTTGCAGGAGCAGATAGATAAAGTATATTTCCAAATCCGTCACTGGGTAGAGTACGGCTGTGCCTATGGAACGGTATTTATTAAGCCGAACGGTGAGAGCCTTGATGTATTTACTCCGGCAGATGTAATGATCGTGGATTATGACAATCAGGAAATTAAAGGGATTATTTTCAAGGATTCTTATACTGTTGAACGGAAATACTATACACGGCTTGAATATCACAGGTTTGTTGAGACTACCGTGGACGGCGTAACAACTTATCCGTATTATGTTTCCAATAGAGCCTATGTATCAAAATCCCCTCAGAGCATCGGAGATAAGATTGACCTTAAACAGACCAAATGGGCTGACCTTATGGCAGATACACCGCCGATTCTCAAAGCAAACGGTGAGAAGCTGGACGGACCTCTATATGGAGTTCTACGGACACCGCAGGCGAACAACGTGGATATCAGTACGCCGCTGGGCTTGCCGATATTTGCAGAAGCCATTGAAGAGTTAAAAGACCTCGACATTGCATACAGTCGCAATGCCGGAGAGATTTTTGATTCTCAGAAGATTGTTCTAGCAGATGATAGACTGCTGATGCCAAGCGGTACACCTGTAGCAGCCATGTCACCACAGGGTATGGAAAACAGACGGAATGAGATGAAATTGCCACATTATGTCAAGAACGTGTTCGGACAGGACGAGAAAGAGTTTTATCAAGAAATCAATCCACAACTCAACACAGATACCCGCATAAGCGGCATAAATGCCCTTTTAAGCCAGTTAGGGTACAAGATTGGATTCTCCAACGGATACTTTGTTTTTAACGAATCTAGCGGTATTCAGACTGCTACAGGAGTAGAAGCGGAACAGCAGAGGACAGTCCAGTTTGTTAAAGACGTTCGAGACAAGTTGGAATCCTGTCTGGATGAAGTTATCTACGCTTTGAACGTTTACGCTGACCTGTACGGACTTGCGCCAGTCGGAGCTTATGAAGTTAATTATGATTTCGGAGACATTCTCTATGTCAGAGAAAACGATCGTGCAAGATGGTGGCAGTATGTGACCACTGGCAAAGTTCCGGCATGGCTGTATTTTGTGAAATTCGAGGGAATGACTGAGGAAGAAGCAAAAGCAATGGTCAAAGAAGCTCAGCCAGACGAGCCAACATTATTCGGAGAGGAGTAAAAAAGATGGCAGATAAACCAGTAACGAGGGAAGAAAAGTATCTCGCATATCTGACAGGTGATTATACAGGCGAAATCCCAAAGCCAATTACGAGAAAAGAAAAGTACCTGTATAAGCTCTGTATAGATGGAATCGAAACCAGTAAAGAAGCTATAGCAGAAGCAGTCCAGACGTACCTGTCCGATAAGGGCGTTGGACTTAACATGGACGCAGATGGCTATGTTAAGTTTGAAAGCAACGGAGGAGGTAAATAACAATGGCTGATACATTCAAGGGAATAATCACAGCGGATGGGAAGAAGAGGCAGTTGCCTTACAACGCAGTGTTTGGAACGCCAGCTTCTGACCCAACATTGTCTTTAGAGGGAGCATTTGCCGACTCCAAAGCGGTAGGCGATAAATTCAAAGAAACAAAGGCAGAAACTGATTCGCTAAAGGAAGATTTAGTTGATTTAGATTGTGCGGTTTTTAATGTAAAAACAGGTTCTGACCTTACTTGGATTATTGGTGGTATTGCCAAAACAGATGGTAGACCAGTTACAACAATAGACACAAGAATAAGAACTTTAAGATTTATGGCAAATGGCGGTAGTGTAAAACCATCCAACGAGTATATGATTGCTGTTGCCGTTTATAGTTCGGACGGATGGGACGGATTTGAAAAGTTCGTTGAGTTCTCTACAACTGAGTATAAATTCGAATCAGGCAAATACTATGTAATCATCATAAAGGATGTGAATGATTCATCGTATACAGACGATTCAATAAGTACAGTAGTTAGCAATATTGACGTAATGTATTGGAACAACGAAGACAAAATAGAATCTTTAGGTAACAATTTTGCAAGCATCGAAAAAACAGTTAACGACTTGAAGAGTATTGGGCTTTCTTCTAAGTTAAACTTTTCTGTTGGAGGTCTTAACACAGATGGAAGTATCAATGATAATGTAGAAAGACTTCACAGCGATGTGATATTTGTTCGTAAGGGTTCTAAAATCAGGCTGAAACCTGCCCAGAAGATAAAATTCGCAGTATACAAATACAGTGATGAATTTGGCAACGGCTTTATAGCTGCTAATGCTCTATCTTTAAATGACTACGAATTTACAGATGATTCTTATGTGAGGATTTTGATTGAAAGTGGAGACACAAGTGATTTGGAAAAAATTGCATTTGATATTATGTCATTTGACATTAAAAAACTCAATGATTTTGTGTATTACGAAACATTAGATGAATGGGTCGATAAAGGCTATATAACTATCGGAGATGTGGGAAGCAGTATGAAGTTCGAACTCACACGCACAGCAGAATGGAGTTACATGGTTATTCCTGTTTTAGCTGGTGATAAATTCTCTGTAACTGGATATGGTGGAAACGGTGCTAGATTGTACGCTTTTACTGATAGATTCGGAAGAGTTTTAGAAAAATCACCTAAAACAGGAAATATGAGCGTTACTATTTCTGCGACTGTTGATGGATATGTTATTTTCAATGCACTCAGAAGCAATGAACATTCCGTTGTTAAATTCAAAGAGACCAAAGAGAAAACTTTTAATATAAATCTTATTGTTCCACCATATATGCCTGATATGTTTAAGACTATTACATCTGTACCAAACAACAAAACAACTGTAATGACATACGAAGAAATAATGACAGCATGGGAAAATCTTCGACAGAAATACCCAAATTACATCACAAGAACATTACTTGGTAAAGATACATCTGGTACTCTTGATATGTACAGATACGACTTTAATCCTGAAATTGTATTGCTTTCTGGCTCCGTTCAGAGTGGAATGAACAAGATTTACACAAAAGACGATTATCCTATCGTAATCATGGATGCGTGTATTCATGGGGCAGAAAGACCTTGTGCAAAAGCTTTGCTAAACCTTATGGAGTTAATCGCTAATGCAAAAGATTATTCAATCCTTGGTTGGATGAGAAACAATATACATTTTGTCATAGTTCCTATTGCGAATCCGTGGGGGTATAAAAATGACAGACGAACAAATGTAAATCATGTAGACATCAACAGAAACTTTGGACCATTGTGGGAGCATGGAAGCTCTGATAGTACAGATGATAGATTCAGAGGTACATCACCGCTTTCGGAAAAAGAATCACAGTATATTGACGCAGTCCTTTCGGAATGTTCGGAAAAAGCTGTTTGTTATTACTCATTTCATACGCATGGATTATTTACTGGGTATAATGCGATGACTAATTTTTCATCACCAGCTTTATTTATGCTTAACGAAATGCAGAACATCGGTATGAGCGTAACAAAGATGATTACGGCATCGGGATGGACGAATCATAATCTACCACAGGATAGCGGATATATCGGACAGATGGAGATGGCATATGGAGCTATGGCATCTTATCAAGGTGCACTACACGGAATCCCTTCCGCTTGCCCCGAAGTAATGTACCGTTACTATGATGGTGGCACATCTGAGGTTTACAACACGGATGTTGACTGTATGAACACTGAGTATATTCTTTATGCAGTAGCAAATGTTTGTAAGAAATTTTTGTATTTGCATGATAATTAACTAAAGAGGGCTTTATTTAACCATCAAAAAATCAAAACATGTACCACAACATTTATCGAAAGAGGTGATATACTATACTTAGTCCTGAATATTTGCGCCGGATAACAGAGGGAAGTGAACAAATTGCTGAAGAACTGCATCAGTATATCGTCTCTGAGATTGTGTCAAGAATGATGGCAAGAATCGGCAGAGGTGAGGACTACATTCTGACTAATGCCGATGCGTGGAGAATCAGAACGCTACAGGAATCCGGCGAACTGTTAGAGGACATTCTGGCGGAACTATCCAAATATACCAAACGTGAACAGCGGGAGCTCCTTGAAACATTTGAAGATGCTGGAATCACTGCAATGAACTATGATGACAAGGTATATAAGGCAGCAGGATTAAACCCTGTACCGCTCGAACAATCCCCGGCTATGATAAGGCTCATGGAGCGGAATATGAATCATTGTTTAGGCGAGTGGAAGAACTTCACACGAACAACCGCAAGTGCCGCTCAGAGACTCTATATCGAGCAATGCGATCTTGCATATAATCATGTGATGACTGGGGCAGTTGGGTATACGCAAGCCATCAAAGAGGCAGTTAATAACGTTGTGAGTGATGGTGTGACTGTCACATATCCATCTGGCAGAAAAGACACGATTGAAACAGCAGTCGCACGTTCTGTCAGAACTGGTGTGGCACAGGCTACGGGAGATATATCCCTTAAACGCATGGAAGAAATGGACTGGGATTTAGTCCTGGTCAGTGCTCACATAGGAGCCAGAACGGGCGACGGCGGTCAGAATCCGGGGAATCACTCATGGTGGCAAGGCAAGATATACTCTCGCTCTGACAAGAGTAAAAAATTTCCACCGTTCTCATTGACCGGATATGGAACGGCAAGCGGACTGTCAGGGGTCAACTGTCGGCATAGTTTTGGAGCCAGTGACGGGGAATTTAATCCCTATGCAGAACTATCAGTGCAGGATAAAGTCAACAAGGGAAAGCAGTACGAAAAAGAACAACGACAACGTATTTACGAGCGAAGAATCCGCAAAACAAAGCGTGAAGTCCTTGGAATGCAAGCGGCGGTTAATAACTGCAAGGACGAACAGGCAAGATTTGCACTCCAACAAGACCTTGACCGGAAATCTTATCTTTTGCAGAAACAAAATGCTGCATACAAAGATTACTGCAAACAGAACGACCTAAGAGAACTACAAGACCGCCTTATGATTGCGAAGTGGAATCGTCAGAACGCCGCAAAAGCCAGAGGAGCAGCAAAGAGATACAAAACAGCAAAGGGGATTGACTGATGGATAGATGGGAATATTTTAATCCTAATCCTGCCGGGAATCGAGTCGGAGATTGCGCTGTCCGGGCAATATGTAAGGCAACCGGGTTTGACTGGGAAACGGTATTCGCTGGATTAATGGTACAGGCATGTGCTCTGTCAGATATGCCGAGCGCAAATTATGTCTGGGGAGCTTATCTTTATAAGCATGGATACAGACGCAAACTGATTGAACAGTCAGAACGATATATCTATACAGTCAACGACTTTTGCACAGATCATCCGACAGGTACGTATATCCTCTGCATAGATGGTCATGTAGTGACAGTACAAGAGGGAAAATATTTCGATACATGGGATTCCGGAAATGAGATCCCGGTATATTACTGGGAAAAGGAGTAACTAAATGAGCATATCAGAATTTGTACAAATATTCCTCTCTATCTGCGGAGGAGTGTCTATTATTGGAGGAGCGGCAGCCG